CCCCGCTCTCCATGGGTCTTAGTAGAGAGAAGGACTCATGGCTCGCCGACAGAATCAGAATGACTCGGCAGTGTTGCTTGACCCGCAGCCTTTCGTCCGCCGTCGGCGACACTGGAAGGAGAAGTGGGACGCAACTGTGGACTTCGTCTACAGCCGCGACACTAATGTTGACGGTGAGACCGTCCAAGCTGGGACGGTCGTTGATAAGACCAAGTTCCGCGAGCCGACTCTTCGGCGAATGTGGTTCAATTCGCTGATTCAGAGGCAGGATCCAGTTGGCTAGTGTCGAAAGACCGCCGATCAGCGTGCTGATCAACACGGTCACCGATCTAGCAGAACAGATCATTAAGAAGATTACCCTTGACACGAGAGCGAACCTCGTCGCCCAGCCGCAGGAAGGTGGCACCCCGGTTGACACTGGGCACGCTCGGGCGAACTGGGTTGCGTCTATTGGAGCTCCAGTAGAGGAAGAGCAGGGAACAAGGCCTGAGAGGCTCTTAGGGAAATTAAGCCATCCAGTTTCAACGGAAGCTGCAGAACGTGGAATCGCCGAGGTAGCAACTCAATACAAGCTAGAGAAGGGTAGGGTCTTCATCTCGAATAACGTGCCTTACATCCTAGCTCTTAACGAAGGACATTCGCAGCAAGCTCCTGCTGGATTCGTACAGCTAGCAATCGCTAAGGCAATCGAAAAGGATCTAGCGAAGGAATACGAATTAACGCAGGAGCTTCTGAAGGGTGGCAATGGTTCTCGAGGAGGCGGTTGAAAGGATCTATCAGAAGTTCGCTTCTGAATGGGGCAAGACCTGCCCAGTCGCCTATGAGAACAAAGCTTTTACGGTGCCTAAGGAAGATAAACCCTGGTGCCGTATTACTGTAAGGGTCTTCACTTCAGAGCAACATAACCTAGGAGGCGAGGGAAACACAGATTACCGTAGAGTTGGAAGCATCTTCGTCCAAATCTATACGGCAATGAATGAAGGAACTCGACTGAGCTCTCAGCTGGCTAAGAAGGTCCAAGACATCTTCGAAGGAAAGGCGATCGCGACCGGACTTCAGTGCTGGAATTCGACGCCCCGATCGACTGGGCCAACTGAGAAATGGGTGCAGACGAGCGTAGAGACTGAGTTCGAATACCTGGAGACTAAGTAATGGCCCGTGTTCTTACTAACAAGAGTGCGCTCGCCTTCTCGCCTGAGTCTTCCCCTGGCGTTCTTCCTGGGTCGCCTCAATGGTTCCGGCTTCAGCCGAATACCATTAAGACCTTCGGCGCGGTAATTAAGAGCGTTACGCGCGAACCGATCGACATTACTCGGCAGAGCCAGCCAGGAACGATCGTTGATCTTGATAGCTCGGTCGAGTTCGAGCACGATCTTACGACTGATTCGATTACGAAGCTGATGGAAGGCTTCGTTGGCGCTGAAGCTGTAAACCTCAATCTCTACTTCCTGGCTCGTCCTGCTGTTGCCTCTGGCGCGACTTACACGATTCCAGGCGCGACCACGAGCCAGGCCGGCAAGCTCCAGTACGGGGCCACTGGGCCGAAGACATTGCTCTTCGCAGCTGGCTATGCGAACGCAACGAATAATGGCTTGAAGGTCCTCGCTGCGGACACGGGAACTTCGGGAACGGCTCTTGCGGTCTCAGGAACTCTCGTTGACGAGACTCCTCCCACCAACGCATACATCGCTCTCGCGGGCATCCGCGCGAACACAGCCGACCTTCAGATTGTCGTCTCCGCTGGGGTCGCAACGATCACGTCTGGCCATGGTGGTGGAACGGCGATTGACTTCACGACTATCGGCATTACTGCTGGGCAATTCATCTATGCCAAGTTCCCGCTGGGCGAAGGCTATTTGCGCGTTACCTCAATCGTGGCAGGAACGATCACCGGCGATAAGCTGTCTGCGGCTCTTATTACTGATACCGCAGCTGGTGTGACAGTTGATCTGTATTATGGTCGTTTTATCCGTAATGTGGATGTTGATCAGAATGCGGATGATAAGCGGTATGTTGAGAGGACTTACACATTTGAGCTCTTCCTGCCTGATGCTTATGGCGTTGGAACTCATGGATATCAGTATTCTCCTGGTAATTATTTCAACAGTCTGTCGTTCAACGTTCCGCTGACGTCTAAGGCGGTTCTTGACTGTAGCTTCATCGGAATTGACACGGAGAACCCGACTTCGACTAGGAAGACGAACGCTGCAACACCAACGATGCCAATTGGTAGGACGGCGTTCAATACCTCCACGAACATCGTGAATCTTCGTACGACTGGCCTTGCAGCCTCGGACACCTACTTCAAGTCGCTATCCCTTAAGATTAACAATAATGCTTCACCCGAGAAGGTCCTTGGTCGACTCGGTGCTGCTGTCATCGACATGGGACGGTTCAAGGTAGAGATTCAGTCGAATGTAATCTTCGCTGGACCTGACATTATTACGAACATCCGCAATAACGTCACCTGCACCATGGACTTCCTCCTCAGGAATGAGAACGGTGCAATCGCAGTTGATATTCCTTCTCTTAAGTTCTCTGGTGGCGGCAGGACGTATCCCCAGGACAAGTCTGTTCTGATGGACATCACTGCTAATGCGCATCAGGACGATAGTCTTGGGACGTCTATCGGCATCAGCCTATTCCAGTATCTGCCGTAATCCGGAGAAACTAAGCCATGGTCGAGAAGATTCGCACTTCTATTATGATCCCAAACTACATTGAGGGCGATGCCGCTGCTCTCAAGGGTGACCTGCTAACGCCAGGCACTGGTGTTGCGATCGGTGAACGCTTCGGCGCGGTTATTCGGCGAACGCGTCTCGTTCTAACGAGCTTCCTCGTCAACGACGTGTCAACGAGCGACTTCGGCGGCACCTCGCTGCTCACTTTCGCTAACACGAACCTTTTGATCCTCGGTGCTTACCTGTCGTGTGCCGTTACGATCGCGGGCATGACGACTCAGGCCTGTACCTCGTTGATCGCTGCGATCGGTACGGTGACGACTGCCTCGACGACCTTCGCGAACGCTGGTGAGAAGAACATCATCGCTTCGATGACTGGCGTCGGTGCTGACGCGACCGGCACTATTGGCGGCGCTCTTGGCTCGAACGTCACGATTGCGGCTGGTGCGTCAAACCAACTGTTCCTGAACATCGCCCAACCTGTGACGTCCGGTACTGGTACTGCAACGTTCACGGGTCGCCTCGACCTCGTGTATGCTGATCTGGGTGTGGGCTAATAGTTCCAAGATCATTTAACGTAGCCCAGGAGGGCATACCCTCCTGGGCTACGAGAACCCCCAATAACCAAGGAAAAACAAATGTCTGCTGATTTTTCGAAGCTGTCGAATCTTGAACTGAAGGGGAAGACGGCTAAGTTTCATCTCCCGCAGATCGCTACGAAGGCCTTCCTCGAAGTTAAACCCACGAATCAGTCGAATCGCGGATACTTGAACGCAAGACTGAAGTTGTCCTCGCGACGGTCCGAATCGACCTCGGCGAAGTCGATTGACCTCCTCCGTGAAGATGAGAAATCTCTCTATGCCGAACATGCAATTATTGGGTGGGAAGGCATTGTGGACTCCACTAACAAGCCAGTGGAGTACACGAAGGACGAAGCGATCAATCTTCTGAATGCTCTTCCTGACTGGCTGTTCGACCGTCTTCGTGCTTTCTGTAGAACTGAGGAGAACTTCCTTAATGCTGACGAAGATGTTCTCGATGCGGAGTCCGCCTCAAAAAACTGATCAGTCGGTTACTCTGGGAGATTGAGTACAAGGAAACAGGCGAAGTCATAAAGCTTGTCAAAGAAGCTAAGGGCGAGTCTGTTCCAGCCTGGATAACCGATGCCCCTGTGGTTCACGAGGAAGAGATCATCTTCCTCAAAGCTTTTGAGGAGCTCGCAAGCTGTAGGCAGATTGGATTCTCTCTCGGTCCTATTCCGTGGCGAGACGCTCTTCGATACGGTGAAATCCTTGGCCTAGATGATGACGTTCTAAGCTATTTCATAGAAATCATTAGGCGGATGGATAATGCGTATCTAGCCAAGAAGAACGAAGAAGATAATGGCGGAATACGTAATCAGAATAGTGATCGACCCGTCAGGAGCGACTGACGGTGGCGGGAAAGTCGTCAACACTCTTAATGAAATTGACAATTCTGCGACCGAAGCGAACCAAAGTCTTGAACTACTCAAGAAGGGTTTTAGCGCGCTAAGAACTGTCCTTGAAGCGCCGATTGATCAGTTTCTGGAGATTAAGAGTCTAGTCGAGGACCTCTCTTCCGAATATGATGACGCGTTCCTCGCAGAAGAACGATTGAACTCCGCTCTGCTACTCTCTGGGCAATATAGTAAGGAACTTAGTGATCACCTGATCGACCTCGCCAGTAATCTTGCCTCTACGTCCCGCTTCGCGGACGATGCAATTATTGAAGGCGAGAAACTTGCCGTTCTCTACGGCAAGCAGGGTGACGCGCTCGATCGCTTGATCGCTGTCTCCGTGAAGTATGCGCAATTCATGGGGGTATCGTTCGATAGCGCTGTTGTCAAGGTCGCACGGTCTCTAGAGACCGGCTCCATTATCCTGGGCAGATACCCAGTCATTCTCTCCGCTGCCGGAGACGCAGCGACCAAGACCGAGGAAGTTCTTTCTAAACTTGAGAAGATCAAGATCGGAAAGGATCTCCAGGATGATATTCTTGCCTCACAGAAAGCCTTCTCCGAACTTAGGGAAGAGCTAGGTCGTGTCCTTAACGAGTCTTCCTTCATCAAGGCTTTCTTCATAGTTGTTGGCGACTCCATCAATAAGCTGACGGTCTTCGTATCAGAGAATAAGAGAGAGTTTCAGGATCTATTTGGCAGAGTCTTCAAGGCGAGCTTGGACGTTGCAGCGTCGTCCTTCAAGATCTTCTTCGATATCGCCCAAAAAGGTTTCGAAATCCTTCTCAACTTGATTGCGAAGCTTTCAACGTCCTATATTGGTAGTAAGCTAGGGTTTGAGCAGATCACTGGCCCAGAGGTTGAAGCATTTAGCAAAGCCACAGAAGCAGTTAGGGAGAGCCAGGAAGCTCTTAGAGTTTGGAAGAATATTCCACTGGATGAGTCTGGCGCTGTTAAGGCTACAATCGATAAGATCACGGAAGGACTTGAAGCGAATAAGATTAAAGCGAACGAAGCTCGCGATGCGATGCTCGGCCTCGGTGGGACTAGAACCTCAATTCTTGGTCTAGTTACCGAGGTTAAGGATCTAGCCAACCGTCTTTCTGAAGTTCCAGAAATTCCTAAGAGCGTTGACGACCTTCTTGAGAGAATTACTAAGAAGACGGCAGAACTTGAGGCTCTGAATAAGAATACTAGGACTGAAGGGACGCCGTTCGACCCGCGTTCTCTTGCAGCTAAGAATGAAACGGTCGGAATTGGCGGGCCTACCGACATCACCGACCAGAATGCGCTCAAGGTCTATAAGCAGATCTTTGAGGCCCAGGATAAGTTCAAGACTGAGCAGCAAGCGATTAATGTTTTGCTTGGTTCAATGACTATTACTGACGAGCAAAAGGACACGATCAAGCGTGCTTATCTTGAGATGGAGATTGCTGGTCTTCAGTCCTCGACTAAGGCCGCCGATGGCTTCACGATCGCGTTTGACAAGATCGCTCTTGAGGCAGAGAACTCGTCTAAGGTCGTTCAAGACGTTATGGGTGTTGCTGTTGGTGGCTTCACGAATCTTCTAACCAACCTTATCTCGGCTAACCGTCAGAGCTGGAAGACGATCGCTAATGACGCGATTCAAGAGATAGAGCGTATCATCCTTAGTCAGCTTGTTCTTAAAGCAATTAGCGGCGCAGGCGCTGCTTTTTCTGCTGGCTCATATGCAGGCGGTAGCCCTGCTCCTGAATTCGCTGAAGGTGGCCCAGCCCAAGCCATGCGGCCGATCAAGGTTGGTGAGAGGGGGACCGAGCTCTTCGTTCCGCAGACCAATGGTAAGATCGTTCCGAATGAAGCTCTTGGTGGAAGCGAGGTTCACATTACGATTGTGAACGTTGATGACGAAAGAAAGATCGGCGACTTCCT